CCGGAATTCCTTTTATACTATATAGGGTTGTAGCAGCGTAGCACAAACTACACCTGTACCGTCTCTGGACTCACCAGTTGTAAAAAAACATATTCATAGAAATACCTCTATATGGTACGGTTTGTGGTACGCCTTGAAGAGGCCGTGGTCCATGGTTAATGGTTAGTTGATAAAGATCACTGGTCGTTGTTTATCGGTCACTAATTTCTGACCGTCGTACCCGATCATCCAGACGCAGTTATCGTAGAAGTAAGAGTAGGTGTTGTCGTCTAGCAGAACTCTAAACTCCCCCGTTTCGCTGCTTCCTTCAAGCTGACCTTGAACCGAGATCTGGGGTTCAAAGTTATTTCTCAGAGCGTCTTGGTCCTTGACCCAAGCGACGCATACGGTTTTTCCGATAAAATCGGAAATCATCCCGGCGGCATTTTCACCACCAGCAATATAAGACTCTTCTGTTGTAGCCATAGTTTGTTCCTCTCTTATAAAGGACCACGGCCTCTTAAAGACGTATCTTGGATTGCACAATGTCAAACAGCTAAAACTTTTAACTGTTTACATCCTAGCAAATCCCATACCTAAAAGAAAGAGCTAATTGGTCGTGACTTCCGAAGCGGTCTCGATCCAGACGTGAGCCCCGCAGCTCAGAGGCTTGTCTGGTTGATAGACCACCTTGGAAGGACCATGGACCGTGACGCTATGTGCGTACGTATTTGACTTGTAGGTTTTAACCGTGAGGACGGGCTCATTCTGCCCTGTCTTGCGGTTCTTCTTAATGACGTGTTGGTTTACATGGATGCGTGTGAGCATCAGTTAGGCCAGATGTAGGGGAGGTCATTCGGAACATCGAAGTTGTAGAACTCGGGATCTTTTCTTAGCAGGTTGGATTGGTGCGCCTTGTGGAAGGCCACATCTCCCAGCCACTTTGGAAACTCCACCTTGGTCAATGGGCCGGTAAGCTGGGACAGCGCCATACTGTTCTTGTACCCCCGCTTAACCCACTCAAAGATAGCGCAGTTCATATAGTGGGCAAGGCCGTCCTCGTGGCCTCTCCACATCCTTGTAGCCGGATGGTTGGTCCAGCCGTCTGTCTCGCCGCGCAGAGCACGTAAGATCTGGAAGGCCTCAACCCGCTGCTTACCAAGTCGGCGGTAGTCGAGGCACTCCATCGTAAGGTCAAAGCAGGAGTAGGGGAGAAACGTCTGCATCAGGGCCCACCGCTAAATTCCAGACGATAGCCATTATTCTGCATAAAGTGGAGCGCCAGTTCCACGTCGCGTCTGCTTTTCTTGGTGAGTACGAGAAAGGGAAAGCAGTTTCTGTCGGCAAAGCTGGGCTCCTCCGAAGTCTGGTAGCTCCCAAACGTCCGGATGTACCTCTCGCCATCTTCCTCGAAGTCATCAAAAAGATAGCCTTCCGTCACCATAGACGGGCACCCGAGTTCCCGTGTCTCCTCCGGAGTGCCGAAGGAGCCCGCTCCTATGATATCTTTCCACTCAATGACTATGTGTGGATAGCGGACCCCGAAGAGTTCGATATATTTCATTGTTGGCCCTCCTGTTCTGATAAAAAAAGCTCGGTAGTTCCCCCCTCCGGGTCAACACCTATCCCCACTACGTCAACGTCTAAGTTCTCCTTTATCCGCTGAATCTCTTTCCCTATATTGGAACGAATGAACAAGCTCTCCCTCACCTTTTGGTTTCGATACTCAAAACGCCAAAACACCTTATCGATACCCTCTGGAGTTTTCATTGTTGGCCCTCCTGTTCTTGAACGTCTGCTGTAGTGGGTACCTCACCTTGCGAGTCGCAGAGGTCGCAGTCAATATGTACCTCTCCAGGGACCGATGTCAGATTTGGGGGATATTTGGTTCCAACCCAGAAACCTCTTGGGCGGTGGGGCGCGGGAAACCTCTTGTCAAGGACATAGCCATTTCCGTGACACCGAGGGCATGGCATCATTGCCTTGTATAAGTCAGTCATGCAACCCCCCATTGGTAAGGGGTTGGGTTGTCCGATCCTTCAGGGCCCAGAGCGATAGAACCCTCACTTCGCCTTTTACGTTAGGGGCCTCCACTTTCACGCTTTCGAGTTCATTTTTCATACGTCGGCAAATACTACCGATATAATTCCGATTTTCAGTGGGCGTTCCTCCCCACGGGACATCTATAAGAGTTGCCAGTTGCGAGGTGGTCAACTCACCATTTGCCTCTAGGGCCAATTTAATCTTGGGCCAGACCTGCCGCCAGAGATGCTTGGACTTGCCCTTTGGCGTTCGTGGGGCAGAGTGGTCACTGTGGCCCTGTAAGATACTCATAGCACGAAAGACCGGCGGCGCTATTACGCTAGTCGAGCCGTCCTCCTCCACGAGAATATAATCGCCTTTTACAGCCCGTAGTGCTTTCGTTACGGGGATCGCGGTAACATTTTTCAAAGACAAATTAATCTTTTGCATTGGTTCTTCCTCTCGTTGGTTATTTAATTCTCCACACCCGAACGCCCCTTGGTTTGTTGGACGTTGCAGGGTAAGAACGGGTGGTGAACTTCACAGCACAGAGTCCTGTATTATTCGCGTTCAGTTTCTTTGTGCAGTAGCTCACTGTTCCTTGCACACTCTCCACACTACGTGAATCTATTTCCTCACAGTAAAAACTGTCTCCAACCTCCATCTGTGCAATCAGCGCAGGAAGGCGGCTATGTGAGAAGAAGCTCCTATTAGGGGGGATAGCCACTCCCTTCTCTATTGTAGGAAGTTCAGGGACGGGGTCTCGATTAGCGTCCCTCATTTCTTTTAACTCCGTCGCATATGTCGTCATCGCTTAATCCTCTCTTTCCAGTCTGATGGAATTTGAATAGCGCCCTTTCCGCCGTTGGACTGGGGGAACGCCCAGCTGATGTCCCAGCCCTTGTCCTTGCCAAAGGCCCTAGTGGCTTCCCGTACCCTTGCGGGGCTTGGATAGCTTTGGGAAAAGCGCATGTGAATGTCATCCCAGCTGTGGTGGGATGCTCTCATCGTGAGAATTGTGGTAGCCATGTCTCTGTCCATGGTCGCTCCTTTCTTCCTTTAAGGAGTTATCCCATATGTAGACTGGACTGTCAACTCCAATAAAAGAGAGCGTAGGAGCCGCATTCTGGACATGTAAAGTTGGAGACTATCAGGTGTTCTTCTGAATCTTCATCACAGTCATGGTCTCCGCCTTGGATCATAACGGAGCTGCATTTCCAACACTGGCCCCAAACGACAGAGCCCCCTGGCGAGAGAGGATCAACACCGGAGGGCTCTACGGAGAGAGAAGTACTCTTCTTATCAGTGTCAGTTGAGTTCATCAAGAATTTCTTGATCTGGTTGGAAAGAAATTTCGAACTGCTCTTCGCCACCGGGAGGGGTTCCAAAAAAGCTGTCCCAGTCGTAGGGAAAGCCACAGTTGGAGCATCGGAAGTGTTTATCCTCATAAACAAAAAACTTGCCGGAGTTGCATTCAGCACAAGCGATTGGATCGGCCTGTGGTGGTTGGGGGAAATCAACTACGGTCATGGTGCTTACCTTAAAAAAGCCTCAGCGGGTGAGGAAAGAAAGGTGAAAGAACCCCAGCCCGCTGAGGGAGTGTTCACCCGACTGGAGAACCGGGTGAACTGAAGGGCCGACCATGTGATAGGTCAGGTATCCAAATATATAGGACGAAAAGTCTAATGCAAGTGCTTTTTCTCCTCCTCTGAGATCCAGGTCCATTGTTCGTGAGAAAGGGGCCCTGTTGCATCAAAAAGAACGGCCATTTTTCCGAGTCTCTTGTTGGTGTGCAGGTCGAATATCTCGGCAGATCCACCAGTCTCCTCCAGCTCTTGCACAGCGGTCCTGAGAGATAAGTGGGCGAAGTCCTTAGCTTCTTCCATATCCTCGGCCCAGATTGCCAGCTCTCGCTGCACTTTGCCCACCTGAAATCTAATTTTTAGGGGCAGGTTATCTTGGTCAGTCATCCTCGACCTCTTCAAAGGGAGGCTCTATGGTAACATTTTTTTCATGGTCAAGAATAAAAAGTCGTACCTTGAGAGCTTTCTGGTAGTCGCTACGAATTCGGAAGGTGCCTATGTCTTTGCGTTTCTGGGTCCGCGAGATGTACTTTACGTCAAACAGAAAACACCGTCCCTGCTTATCTACAGCAACGAGGTCAATGGGCCCTTGGGCTGCAAAATTGACGCAAACGTAAAATCCTCTTTCGAGGAGCCACGCTGCTGCCACAGCCTCTGCCCATGCTCCTTTTTCATGTCGGCTCAGTAGCTCCGATTCTGCCATTCTCGAACTTCTCCGGTTCGTTGCCCCAGTGGCACCAGCCCTCTCTGACAGTCCGGGCGAACAATTCGATACGGGGGAGGTCTCCCATTAGCTGCACTATTCTGTCCGCCACCTCGTCTGGTTTGCGGGAATGCTCACGTCGTGGAGAGACCACAAGTCTTCGGACACTGGCCGACATGCGCTGTGGCTTTCCCTTGGTGGCAAGAAGACACATTTCAGGGTTAGCCCTTGTCCAGTATCCCATGCCCGTAAAAAAGTCCCTTTCTGTAAACGGAGCTGCTGCCGTTTTATTCAGTTTGGCCCACACAAAGGCCACGGTTTTGTAAGTAAAGCCCCATTTGTCAATTAAATCAAGGGCCTCTGGGAGCATAGGGTCGGTGGCCCATAAAAAGAGAGCGCAGTCCGTAGCCGCCAGATCCTGAACCGGGAGCCTTTGTATGTCTCCAAGGTTCATGCATTCGTAATGATTTTCTGCGGAGCGGCCCTTGCCTTCCTGACTCCATGTTCGGAAGGTCCATGGTGGGTCGGCATAGATTATGGAGAATTTGTTAGTGGGTGAGGAGAATCCAGACAACATCCAAAAGCAGTCCCAAAATATACATCAGGCGCTCAAAGCTTTGAGTGCTTGTTTTAGCGACTTCACTTCTTTTTTAAGGGTGTCTATTTTCTGACCTGAGAGATCATTTTCTTGCATGATCTTGCTTGCGAGAACGCCCAGCTCATAGAGAGTTGCCTCCAGCTCTGTTCCAGATTTGCCACGTTTGGTCATAAAGACTTCGCAGGGGTTGCCGAAGTGCGGGTCAAATCCCACAGTCACGGCGAGTGAGAAGCCTTCGCCGCTCACTTCATCCGTGATGGATGGCCTACGATTTGGAGGCTCGTTCATCTTCTTCTACCGCTTTCTCCAGGATGTAGGTAAACTGTCCTGACAGCGTTCGCATTTCCCGTTTCGCCATGGCTCTCAGCTTCCTGTAGGAAGCTATGCTGATAACGATGGACTTCCATTTTTCTGGGTTCATCAAATCCTCCTAATCATCTGGGACAATACGCGATTTCTCTTTACGTTGCAACCTTTTTCAGGGAGCCCCAGTCAGGTCCGAGGGCAATGTCTACGGGGGAAGGAACCTCTAATTCCACGGCTTCTTCCATAAGCTTCTTAATCTCCTCGGCTTCTCCCAGATCCTTTACGGAGACGGCCAGCTCGTCATGTATCTGGACGAGAGGGACCTTCCCGCTGTTGTACACCTGCACCATGGCCTTCTTGGTCATGTCTGCCGCCCCGGCCTGAATTAAGCGGTTAAGCGACTTCCAGGTGTAGCTTCTGCGGATATTTTGCCCATATTCAATAAGAGCCTCTTCCTTCGGCAAAGCTCGGGCAGAGACGAACAGGTTGGGCTCCCACAAGTTGAACCTGCACTTCCGTCCGAGGAGGGAACGGACAAAGCCGCTGCCCATCTTATCGGATACCTTTCTCTGGACGGCATCCTGTAGCTCCTTAACGAAAGGCACCTTGTCATGGTACTGGGCGATCAGGCGCTTGGCTTCATCTACAGTAACGTCCAGACTTTCAGCGAGCTTATTTTGCCCCATTCCATACATTAAAGCCAGATTAATGGTCTTTGCCTGAGATCTTGGGATAGAAGCAATACCGGCAACCAGTGCGTGGAAATCGGTCTTGGGGTTCTCCTGATAGGCTTCCACGAAAGCCTCCGAGCCCGAGAGGCCGTTGCCTGTGAGGCTGGCATAGTGAACCAAAATCCGAGGTTCCTGTTGCGAATAGTCCAAGCTACTCCACTGCTCTCCAGACTCAGGTTGGAACAGCCCTCGAATGGTTTTTGAGAAGCGTGGATTGCGGGCTGGAATGGTCTGCAAATTTGGGTTATTCATGGATATGCGGCCAGAAACTGTCCCTCCGCCATCCGAGCGCAGCTGGTTGATGTGGCCGTGGATGCGTCCATTCTCTGAGTACCGGAAGATGTTGGTAAGGAAGGTGTTTCCTATCTTGTCCACCTCTCGTGCTTCAGCGATCTGCTGGGCTACAGGGTGCGAATGGTTCTTTAAAAAATTCTTAGTGAAGGAAGGGAGGCCTGTCTTGGTCCGTGAGTACGGTATCTTGTGGTAATCAAATACTTTCGCAATGCTTGCCGCCGCCCACAATTCGACGGCTACACCTGTCTCTTTTTTTATTTTAGACAGGATAGACTTAACTTCTTTCCCGAGCTTCTGCTTGATCCGGTCAGCCTGATCCAGATCGACACGCACTCCCTGCCACGTCATGTCTATACAGAGCGGCAGTACTTCAGTTTCAAGATCAAAGATCTGCCAGAGATCCTCTTGCGACAACAAGGCTTTGAAATGTTGCCATAACTCAAGTGCTAAACGTGCGTCCGCTTCCGCATACTCTCCCACAAAGGCGGCTGGCAGTTTGTACATCTCCGCCTTGGGGTCCACGCCAAACTCTTCAGCGGCTTGGCGTAACGCCGATTCATTCTTCATCTCTCCCAAGTAGTCGTATGCCACGGAGTTTAAGGAATAGAAGCGTCTGTTCTCATCAATTAGTGGAGCGGCCAGCATGGTGTCCACCAGCTTTCCCTCCACCTCAATGCCCAAGCGGCGTAGCCAGCCAACATCGTAAGCTGCATTATGGAACACCTTTGTGGAATCGTGCTTGGCTATTTCTTTGGTAAACCAGCGCTTGATGAGGCCACGGTCAAGGTTGCCGCCACCCTCATGGCCGAATGGTAGGTAGGAGTTAAAGCCTTCGTAAGCTACTGCAATGCCTACCACTTCTCCATGTCCTGTAGGCCAACCCGGTCCATGGGTCTTGAGCCGTGGGTCTTTGGTCTCCAAGTCTATTGCGATTTCCGCTATCCCATCGGGCGTAACAGGTAGTTCTTCTAGAGGGACCCACTCGGTCTGCACCCCGAATTTAGGCTTCTTTAACACCTTTTTCATTTAAACATCCCTTGGATACGGTAAGTCGTCTTTTAGTTTCTTCTGGGTAGGAGGCGCAGAGGAGGGCTTGCTTTCCAGTAGCTCAACCAGTTTGTTGACATACCACTGTGCTTTCTTGGCATCCTCCAGAGGGGTCGGATTTTTGATCCGGTAGCGTGACAGGTACTTGAGGGCGTTGCCAACGAGGACCGCCTCATCGCCGGGGAGGTCTTTCGCAACGTCCAGAATCATGTCGATGGTTTCTTGCTTATAGCGCTGATAGTAAGCAGGGGAGATAGGGTTCATACCATCCATCCTCGCATTAAATCCTGGGGCTCCTTGAGAAGTAGGTTTTGTTTGGTTCGTGTGATCCCTGTGTATAAAACACGGTGAGCATCGTCAGGGTTTCTGGTCATTTGCTCCAGAGCTTTTGTGGTTAGATCCAGTATTAGAAAGACGTTGTCGGCCTCTCCACCCTTTGCACCGTGGACCGTGGACAGTTTGATCTGCGGCTTGGAGTTTAGATCAACGCCTCGTTTAAGAAGGGCGGAGGCATATGCTCTGTCCTCATCCTTTATTCGGTCCAGCACTTGTTCCCAACCACCTTCTGCTTCGAGACCAAAGTGTTCTTTGAGAAGGCCCATGGTAAACAAGTCCTGTGGGTTGGAAGATTTCAAAAGGTTCTTGCTGCCGCGCTTCAACCGCCCGTCCTCACTGCTAATGTGCTTGTAGAGGTTCTCGACTTCTTTGAGAGAGGCTTCTCGATTGTTGCCCTTGGAGAGGTAGTCCCATGTAGAGATAGCAGAGCGCACTTTCTTGGAGAGAGACGGGGAGTTGTAGCGTTCAAAATAATAACCCTGACTTTTCAAAAAGTACGCAATGTCGTTGAGCATGTAATTGGCCTGAGCCATGATAAGCCATTGATCTGAAAAGTCTATTCCATAATGGTCTGACACAGTCCTCACGCTCCCTTTCTCAGCTCGGGGAGACCAGTCCTTCTTCTGACGGGTTCGTATGCGATTGACAATTCGGTTGGCTAGTTCAAAAACTTTCCAAGGAACGCGATAGCTCTGACTAAGAACCTCACTGCTTCCTTCAAGTGTTATGAACTTTTTTATCTCCGCCCCATTCCACCCAAATATACCTTGGTCATCATCTCCCGCTATGTACATCCGCTCACATTTTGAATTTAAGATATGAGCGATCTCCCACTGTAACGGCGTGAGATCTTGCGCCTCATCCAGAAAGACTACTTTCAGTTTTGGGACAAGCTCCGGGGACGCTGCAAGTTTAGACAACATGTCTGTGAAGTCAGTAAGGTGGTTGGCTTGCTTGAAGCTTTCGTACTCATTGAAGATATGTTCAAAATGATAGAAGGGCTCCAGAAGGTCTGTATTGTTGTAAGCCCACCGAGGGCCGTGGAGCGTGGTCCGTGCTAAGTCAATCGCTCTCATTAT